CAAGAACTTGGGGCCTTGGGGGTTATGGACACAAGCCTAGTGACCAGTGCTTTAAGAGACTACAGGGACTTTGCTCAAAAGTTTAGTGCCAGTGAAAAAGTCTCTAATGTGTTTGGAACTATTAACAGAGCCATTCCGCTTATGAAACAATTTGAGAAGTTGTATTCTGAATCAGACTCATTCTTTAAACTGATGGCTGTTTTTTCCGAGCAATCTAAGATGACCAACGCTTTGGGCAAAGCGGGTTTGGATGTACTTGGCAGCGGAGTGTCAAGTACTTCCGCTGTTGGCATTAGAAGTGCGTTAGCTAAAAACCTTGTGGACTCAGGGCTTGCAAAAAGAGCAGGTAGTTTGGCTGTGGCCGACAGCCCTTCGAACTTGCTACTTACTATGGCTGGAGACACGGTCAAAGACACAATGCCTGTCTACTCTCGGATCGGTAAAGCTGTTCGCAAGCTAGACGCTCTTCCAGTAATAGGTAACTTTACATCGTTTGCTTCTGAAAATATCCGCAACTCCTACAACACAATGCACAGAGGATTAAAAGAACTTTCGTTTAGAGTAGATGACGAGTTAAAAGAGATTATTGGTAAAGAAAGGGCTGGCATACTAGAGCGTCAGATCCGGGGCATTGGGTCTCAACGACTAATATCTTTCTTAGCTGTATCCGCGGCCACGCCTGCTGCCGTTACCAAAGCCTCGATGCTTGCAACGGGAACCACGCAAGAAGAGATGGACGCGGCGGAATCACAGGTAGGAGAGTTCTATCAGGGCCACGCCTTGGGTGTTATTAGCAATGACGGACGCGGCAAAATACAGTTGTTCGATCAGAGTTTTGTTAATCCTTACGGGTTTGTCCGAGATCCAATCATCAACGCCATGCGTACATTTCAAGAAAAAGGCGAGCTTAACGCCAGTGACGTAGAGAAAATTACCGCTGCTTCTTGGGCCGGGATTCTTGGATACCTTGAGCCCTTTGCTTCTGAATCTATTATCTTTGAGCGCGCGCGAGACGTTCTCCCTTCTTCATGGCTAGGACGAGGTGGGGAAACTCAGACAGGTTCAAAGGTTTATCAAGACGGAGAGAGTCTAGGATCAAAAGTATCTCAAGGTGTGTCGCATATGCTAAGTGCGTACATCCCTGGTTATGGCCGGATGTTTACAGAAGAACGTGGTGGAGAACTTCAAGCTGGACGTTTATATCGTGCTCTATCTGGACAGCCCGGAACCCGAGGGCAAACGTATACAGGTAACGAAGAGTTAGCTAGAGCGGTCACAGGGATGACTCCGATCACTCTGAACCTACGAGAAGACTTTACATTTAAAGGCGGAGAATATTTGCCGCTCCGTTCATCTGCAAAAAGCGTGGCGACTCGTGTGATTAAACGAGCCGACAGCACAGTAGAACAGATGACTGAATCTTGGAATACATATCTTGACAACCTGTACCGTGAGCAAAGCAAGTTGTACTACAATGTACAGCAAGCACGGAAACTAAACGCTACGGACACAGACCTTAGACGTCAGTTAAAAGGCGCGGGACTGGGAGCTTCTGAAGTTACGGCTATCTTAGATGGTAGGTTCTGGCCTGGGTTGGCTTCTAAAGAGCTCATCAAAGAAATAAGAATGACAATGCGCTCCGAGGACCGTGCTCCACGGGTCATCCAAGACATACCATGGGGCACGTTTAATGGGTTATCTAATGATGTTCGCAACCAGCCGCTTTCCCCAGAGGTTGGGGCTCAAGAACGTGCTGCTCGATTAGCTGCGAAAAGAGCTAAGATAGCTCAAGAAACAGACGCCGCTATAGCTAACGTAGGTCAGGGTCAAGTTCAGGCTCCGGTGCAAGTTCAGGCTCCGGTGCCGCTGGTACAAGAGGTAGTTCAACCGACAGAGCCTCAAACACTTTTAGATACAGCGAGTGGCTTCGTAAGCAACGCGGCAAATACAATCGGGGATGTTGGCACGGACATAATTGAAAGTGCTAAAACCTTTGCCCCAAGTTACTTCGGGGACCGCAAGAACCAAGAGATTGCAGAGCGGGCGCAAAGAGGTCAGTAAGTACTGACTGTTAGCTTAATGCCATTGCCGCCGAACAACCGAACTATCTCATCGGCTGCGGCTTCCGTCTCCTCCAACACATCTCGGTCATTGGTTAGGGCTGCTAGGTTTAAGGTGGTCCCGATGAAGTCCATGAGGGCTTCTACTTGCATCGGATGCATCTGTTTAAAACCGAGGCTCTCCATTTTCGGATCAATCATTCTATGTCTCCCCAATCTGCTTGGATATCTACGTCAATTTTAGATGGCACCTTGAGCTCTACGCCTGTTTCCATAAGTTCTTTGATGTGGTTCGCTTGCTCCGTGCTATCTATGTTAAAGCATAGCTCATCATGAACTGTCAGCATAGGGGTATGTCCCGCTTGGTAGCAATCAAGCATCGCTTTCTTAGTCTGGTCGGCCGCCGATCCTTGGATCAATCTATTTAACGCCTTGTAAGTAAACGCTCGTTTGATGCCGTTGGGGCCGCCGTATTCTTTCTGAGCCTCATCATGTGGCAGGGCTTTGCCGGTGCCGAACTTAGTTGGCTCCCAAAGATGAAACCTGCACTTGCGGCCTAGTAGAGTACGGATCTGCCCGTGGCTAGAAGCTCTACGAGATGCCATCTCAGCAAGCGCCTTAACAAACGGGACTTTGTTGCGGTGCTGGGTCATCAGTTCTTTGGCCCCTTCGAAGGAGACATCGATCTGGTCGGCTAGTTTGCCTGCCCCCATGCCATACATGATTCCCAGGTTCACGGCCTTGGCTTCCTTGCGGCTAATGCCCGCTAGGTCGGCAACCATCTGGTGCAAGTCTACGTCTGAGGTGTTGTATTCATGGACGATGTCGTCAAGAAGATCCTTGCGAGGCATGCTCCCCACGCTGGCCGCGAAGTGTACCAACAATCTTGGCTCTTGGCTAGAATAATCGAACGATCCCCACTTGTATCCGTCCTCTGGTATAAACAACCCACGGATTAACTTCTTGATGTCCTTGTCTCTCGCCGGAATCTGCTGGAGGTTGGGGTTCGAAGAAGAGAACCGCCCAGTAACCGTGCCGCCTTCGTCCCTGCGCGTGGAGTGTAGCTCGGTATGGATGCGACCGTTGTGCTCATGCCGCAGGATGCTGTCGATGAACGTGCTGTCAGCCTTGTCGAACTCACGGAGCTTAACTAACTGTTGGCAGATTTCTGACGGGTGACTGTTGAGCCACGATTTTGTGAACGAGACAGCGCCCTTCTCGGTTCTGGGGTACGTCAGACCCATCTTGTCAAACATCTTTGCAATGGATGCGGACGCCCAGATGTCAACTTCTACGCCACTTTCCTTTTGAATAGATTTACGAAGCTCTTTGGTTTTATTACGGATAAACTTCTTGTTCCTCTCGGCCTTGTCCAAATCCACCCGTACTCCGTTACTCCGCATGTCCAGCATGCAGGGGATTAGGTCAGTCTCGATGTTCCAGATGTGCCACAACTCTTGCTCTTCAAGCTCTATCTTCAGTGCAGTCCACAGCGCGAGTGTTGCTACGGCATCCCGCTCGGCATAGGCGCCAACATACTTAGGTGGCAACTTCCACATCTCCGCCTTTGGGTTGATGCCCCACTCTTGAGCCGCAGCCTTCAACAGCTTCTCGTCCTTACGAACGCTGGCATAATCCCGAGCCATAGCGTCAAGGCCAAAGGACCAACGGTTCTCGTCCACCAGAGCACCGGTAATCATAGTGTCAATGATCCGACCCTTGATCTCTACACCCTCGGCTCTCATCCACCCCGCATCGTAGGTTGCGTTGTGCATAATCACGTTCATGTCAGGCACGGCCATCTGCTTGGCAAGCCAGCGCATTGCAATCTTAGCGTCTAGGTTGTGGCCGTTGGCATGGCGGATCGGGAAGTAGCCCTTGTATTCTCCGGCGGCTACAGCAATCCCAATGATGTGACCGTCCTTACGAGCCCAACCTGGGCCCAAGGTCTGGATGTTTGGATCCTTGGTCTCAAGGTCCACGGCCACATCTTTGTAGCCTGTTAAATCAGGAAACTCCGTAGGGATATTCCAGTCCTGATCAACTAAGTTTAGCTCTCCCTTGAACTGGTGGTGCAAATCGCTGCCAAATAGATTAGTCATTCTTAGTAACTCCGTACTTAGTCATGCGCTCGTTGGATTCGCGTACCCTCTCGGAGAACTCACCCCCAAGGGCAGTGTATCCTGCCTTGTCCGTCCATGAATCGTCATGATCCAGCGTATTAAGCAGCCGAGCTGTCTTCACCCAGTCCATCATCAACACAACGTGCTGCGCAGTCAGGTAGCCGTGGCTTATCAGAGCCCCGTTCATGATGATGTTCCACCCCTCGGCTATTCTGCTGTGGTTGTCGAACGCATCGCCGTAGTCCTTGGCCCTCGGCCCATTGATCAGTTCTTTTGCGGTGTCTAGGATCTCATCACGTTTCATCTTCTTTCTCCTTTGGGTAATAAACTAACACAAAAGTGTAGCATTCAGGGCAGGAAAGATTTGAAACGATAGAATGTTCTTCGTCATCCTCACAGTCATGGTCTCCTCCCCAAATAAGTTCTGCCGTACAGTGCGGGCATTTCATTTTCTTAATCCCTTCTTGATTTAGGTCTAACGCTGACCTTTACAGCAGTCGGATGGTCATACGAATAGAAGATATGATACCCAATACGCGCAACCCTATGTAGTTTCTTGCGCCAAACTGGTCGAACATCTGGTGTGTGGTAGTGATCAGCAGTACTGGGCGGCAAGATGTAAGGATCGTTTATGATCTCAACCGCAAGCTTCTGTGCTGCGGCCCAAGCCACTTCGTCCCTGGGCGTAGGCGCATTGCCCTTTCTATAGAACGAGAACTGACGGTCTTGGGTAATGACAGCGCACATAGACGATGGCCACCTTCGAGACTCCATGCGGTTCATGATCACCCGCGCTACCATTAACTGACCGTGGAGTGGTTCACCTCTGGCCTCATGGTATAGGGCCAGCGATAAACATGCCGCCGCCGCTATCAAAAGAACTGCGCCGCTACGGTGACAGCAATAAGAAAGTAGGCAAATAAAATTACCCACGGAGCTAACCGCTTAATTATTTCTTCTATCATATTGTGTACCTGTAGTTGTTGTTAGATTGTAAAATATACAGAGAGTGTCTTGCCCTTGTGACGCCAACGTAGAACGCACGGTGCTCGTCATCAGGGTGCTTGCTCTCGACACACGCCTTGGTGGACGCGGTATACACCACGCAGTTGTCATCCTCGCCACCCTTCATAGCGTGGAACGTAGAGATATTAATCCGTGGCGGGGACAAAAGATTGTCTCCTCTTCGCTGGATAGCCTCGATGTACAGTCGCATGCTGTGAGCCACCTTCAACACATCGTATGCCGCATGGTCCGCGCCGCGCAACAAGCCGTAGTCCGACATCAAGGCCGCCATGTCTAGCTCGTCTTCTGGTTCCAAAGTGTCCAGTCGTTTGGTTGCGCCACGCTTTACCACCGCGTCATCTCCCTGCTTGGGCAGTCCCGAATACAACTTCTTAATCCGCTCAACGCCCAGCTTCTTATCTTGGCATAGCTCGTCCCATGCCATGATGTTCTCGATGAGCTTCTCCGATATGCTGGACCGGCCCTTGATTGAGAACTTAAATCCAGTCTTGTAGAACCACTTCGCCATCTCTCTGACATAGGTGTTTGTCCTTGCCATCACGGTCCACGATCCTTCGCTGAACGGGATGTCCTCCATGTTCCAAACAAATTCTACCTCGCCCAGTTCCTCACGGGCAAGAAACTCTTTATCAACACGAGAAGTAATCTTCTGAACGATATGCTGTGATAACCTATGGACGGAAACAGGAATGCGGTACGACTGTTTTAAAATCTCTACATCATCAGATGAATTGATAAACAGGTCTACATTCACACCGGTCCATCGGTGCACAGCTTGATCGTCATCTCCGGCAATGATCGTGTGCTGCGAAAAATCGGCCAGTTTCTTTGCCATCTCCCACTGCAACGGGGTGAAGTCTTGAGCCTCATCGATAAACAGGTAGTCAAGGTGGGGCGGCTCCCCTATCTCGATGTACTTGTCGATCATATCAACAAAGTCATACTTGCTCATCTTCTGCTTGTACTCTTCGATCTGAGCACTAACTTGCTCGAGCTTCGGGTAGAACAGGGTCCGGTCGGCGGCTTCGTTGAACTCTCGGTCCAAAGAGATCATACGGTATCGTGCACGGGTAATCATCTGAAGGTACTGGGCGCCTGATCCTCCGAGCGTAGGCAGGTTTATCCCGTCATCCACGCTGGTCCGATCATTGCCTTCGAAGTCCAGCCCTACTATGGCCCCAACCTCTTGATAATCCGAGACCTGCATAACGTCTTGCGACTGCAAGCCTAGACCATTGAACCCAAATGAATGGCTCGTCCGCATGTATGGAAAGTCCGTAGGCTCCAACGATAATTCAGCACACGACCGAGTGACCATCTCTTCTATAGCCTTGCGAGTAAACGAAATTACCCCGATGCGAGAAGGATGTGTGCCTGCTTCCAAGGCGCCCTTGATCTCTTGGATCAAGCGATATGTTTTGCCACAGCCCGGTGGCCCCAAGATTAGTTTTGAATTAGGTATCATAGATCTTTCCCCCTTGGCCTGCTGTTCACCCAATCCTCGATCTCGGTAAGCACCCATCGGCTGGATGACCGCTTGCTGTGCTCGTCTCCAAGCACAATCGGTTGAGGGAAGTCAGTCTTCTGAGCCACCAGTTTGTAGATGTATGACTTGGACACGCCCAACATCTCGGCAACTTCTCCTACGCGCAGGAGTCTATTAGAAGGGTATGTCATCGTTCATCTCCTTGATTGGTAGTTCAATTTTATCGGCTTCAAATGCAGGGACCCACCAACATCTTATGATTGTCCTTGTCCCGTCAGACTTATGGATATTCTGTCTTGAGGAGTCGCCACCCATATCTCGAATCATCTGGATCAGATTGCCTCGGTTCTCAACCTTGAACCTGCGGTGATGCAGGTATTCAATCAGACCTTCCAGCTTAAACATGGTGGTGCCCCCGTCTGTCCAAGGCTTGCCCATATCCATCTCTTCTGGGGCCATAGCCCTAATCTGGCTGGTACAGTACGCTCTTAGATGGTCCTTAAACTGACCTTTTATGGTGGCTTCTTCTGGAACCTCTAGATAAGTGGCCGTCTGCATCAACTGATTGATCATTGTCTGCCATTTCTGAGCCTTCACTGTCGGAGGCATGATGTTCATCTGCTCCATACAAGCACGTTGCCACAGAACTTGGTTCTGCAACTGCTCGGTTGATAGTTGAATGCGTCCGCCGTTTACGTCCATGAAGTAGACACGGGGTTCAGACAACATGATCGTCAGACCTCCCACCTCGGGCGCATCAGGAGCATCCTTGCCTATCCCAAACTTACGCACGGCACACACGACTGGATCACAGTAACTCTTGAACGGTTGGTCCTTGCATGTGTAGCCCCAGTCCTTCTTGGTCAGAGACTTGCGGAGGTTCAGAATTTCATGTGACG